ATTTATTTTAATACTTATAGACCAACAAACATTGAAGCAGAACCTGGTGATGTTGCAGCTATACTTGATTACTATAAATGGTTGCTAGGTGAAAATAACTGGCACTGGATAGAGCAGTATATTGCATACATGGTTCAAAACCCTGGTCGCAAAGTACGTTGGGCACCAGTAATTGTAAGTGTAGAAGGTGGTGGAAAAGGATTATTAGCATCACTTATATCATCACTATTGGGCCACCATAACTGCAACACGCAGCTCCAGTATGATCAGATGGTTAATCAATTCTCAAATATATTGATGGGCTTACAATTTGGAATAATCAATGAACTAGATTTAAGTAGTAGAAAAAACATAAAACAATTAACAAACGCACTAAAGAAATTTATTACAGATGACACACTCACAATAGAACTCAAAGGAAGGCCACAAATTAAAATACCTTTCTTCTGTAATTTTATAATTTTCTCAAATGATGGTGACTGCCTACACTTAACAAAAGATAGTAGAAGATATTTAATTATACAAGTTAAGCAAACACAGGATGAGATAAACGAGAAGCTAGATAGCGGTACAAAAGATTTAATACTTGATGCTTTAGAATTTGGCAGCGATAAAATTAAACACTTACTACATCACTTTCTAAATGTAGAAATAAAAGATGCAAAAGCATTCCAACGTAATGCACCAAAGACAGAAGATTTCTACAACATAGTTGAAAGAAGTAGGCCTGACATTCACAGAGTGTTAGATGAAAGATTAAAAAATAATCAATGGCCCTTTGAATTTAATGGTACATGGAACCAACAAGAGCATGAGTATAAGACTGACAAAGAGACTGGAAAGCAATACATCACAAAAACAAAATATAGAACCAAACAATGTTTCAGTGGGATGGTTGTTGCGAGTGATCTCTATGAGAGTTTAATACAAGATCCAATACTTAAAAAAGAATATATTACTAGGGATTTAATATTAGATTGGTGTACAGAAAACCATATTCCTTGGCCTAATGGCAAACCTACAAAACAAATCATGCTGCCAATTAACACTTACCCTAGAGCACACTTGATTAGAGATTATGAAGTTAATGATGAGAAGCTATCCACAATGACTGAAGGTCAATTAGGAAGTCACTATTACTTTCATACATTCGATACGATTGAACATGCCAACGACAATGTTCAGATTGCTAGGTACGAGAACAAACGAAAGTCACCAAACTACAAAGAGAAGCAAACTAATTTTAATTATTGATGAGTAAGATAGGACATAACAAACCACCAAAGGAAAGAAACATACAATGGAAATCTATTTCTTTGAATGAGTGGGTGTATAGAGATTTAGTAAGAATAAAAGAATTTATTCAAAAGCAGAGGGACGCATTAAACCCTGAACTCAAAAGACAGAGAGTGACAATACCAATGGCAATAGAAATAATCGCAGGTTTATACTGGCGAGATAATATGTTGCCAATGGAAGTAATAGAAATCAAAGAAGGAATAGATATTTACAAACAAATTATAAAAGCTCATGAAACAAAAAAGCCGACAAAGTAAAGCTCGATATTTACAGAACCTGGTGAAAGATAAAATCTGTAAGACATTTAACCTAGGTAATAAGGATATAAGAACATCAACAATAGGTGAGAATGGTGAGGATATAAAACTACTTACATTGACTGCAAAACGTGTATTTCCATACGCAACAGAATGCAAGAATAGTGAGCAGCATGTGGGCCTGTACAAGAACTTTAAACAGAATGGAAAAAGCAACCATAGAGAACCGCTGCTCGTAGTTAAGAAAAACAGAGAGCAACCACTCGCAGTTATAACGTTAGAACACTTTTTTAACCTTTTAGAAAATGAGGATTAGCAGTGAAAAAAAAATTTTTTTACTGGTGGACTTTACACCTTTTGAATAATTTTTTTTGAAAAATATTTGAGCTTGGCTATATGAGACAAACCTAGACTATAAGACTAAACTATAAGTACCTAATCTGTATTCAGGGGGGTGGGGGTATCTTTTTATTTTGAAAAACGAGTTTAATTCCGAAGGTTCATTACCATCATTGCATCACGTGGTACTGGCCGAAGGCCAGTGGCTACTATTCACAAACATAGAGACACTGGACAAGAGTTGCTGATTGATCTGATGGATGTGATGGCAACAATAAAACTTTCTTTGCGTCCAAAAGCGACCACCTATTGAAATCCGTTGCATGTACTTTATAAGGTAAGAATGACTAGACATTTTATTCCAGGTATTGATGACGATTATAAATTTACTCGTTCAGAATACGCACAATTCCTAGGTATTTCACCTAATGCTTTAAGAATGCAGATGCGTAGAGGATCAAAGAGTTTTGATTATGTTATCAAAGATGGAAAATACTTCTTCAAGAGACCGCGTGAAAACATGGTGTCGAGACCACATAAAGACCACCTTAATCCATCACCACAATCAAAGAGAAAACGTGGAGCCCACAAAGAAGGCAAAGCAAACTATCCTAATGATGCATTTCAGCTGCACAATGAGATGAAGATACTAAACAATATTAACAAGAAGTTTAAGAGTGATGAGCATAAGCGAAGATTTGAACAATTAAATGAAGCTGCACTAGAGAAGATTGATAGGGATATCAAAGCAGAGCAGCAACGTAAGTTAAAGATTGAAGCGAGTAGGGAGCAGCTATCCAATAGCAGCGGTTCGCTGCCATGGATTAATCATGGCGGTACTACATTGCCTACAAAGTATGGAAGTACATTGAATGGAAGGGGCCTTGATGCCATGGAAAAAAAGATGTTTGATAAAATAGATCGACAGAAGGCAGCAGCTGAACGTACACCAACAATCATGAAGTTTGATTTAGATGGTCAATTATATGATACGAGAGTTCCTGACTTTAGCAGCCAACGTTCATACGCAGAGAGAAGATACAAAGGTTATGACATAACTGAACAAGACGATAGCATAGAAGTTCCTGGTGTTTATACTAACGTCACTTATAGAAATCAGTTTGAAAGCATCCCACGTCATTTGAGTAAAGTTGAACAAGAGATATGGAAAATAAAAAATAAAAAGTTATAAAGGTATTGGAGCTTTTTAGACGAGCTTTTTCATAGAGTGGGATCTGTTTAGTTTTTTAATAATTCCCTAAATATTTCCCACTCCAAAAATCCAGTAAAACGCAGCATTTTTAATTTATAAAATCGTTTAATTTTGGCCCTGTTTCTTGTGCCATAAGCCCTGATAATTCTAGCTATAATAATAAAACTTTTATCTTTGATCTCGTATCATTCTCGACAGGAAATACATTTTTTCAATGTTTGTTCTTTATATATATGAGTTTATCTAGTATATTTAATTAGGTACAGGGAGTTGCTAACGCAGTTAAAACACCATTCTTTTAATTCCTTTACAGCTCCATGAATGCCCATTAGTCCGCAGTATATAGACTAGCCGCGGTTCAATGTGCATAAACCTAGAAAGCAATATGAAAAAAAACTCGACTATAACTCGACTGATTCAACTCGATCAGGAAACTCGACAGAAAGGAAAAGCTCAAAATGAAAAAAGAGATATTACTAAAAGATAGCATCATAGATAAATTAGAAACAAACTTTATTGATGCAAATAATAAAACCCATGAACAAGTAAGGTATTCATTTACCGAAAGCTGCAAAGGTAGAAGCTGCCAAGGACTGCTAATGTTCCATAAAAGAAAAACTAAAAGGAAGGTGATGGTTCTTGATTACTGGCTAAATGATAACATTGAGAGAACGTTGAAAAATGGAAAAAAGGTTTATGGTTGCAGCAAGAGATATGTACTTGGTGATTATCATAGAACAGATTTTAACGTCAAAGCTATTGAGAAAAAGATATCAGATTTAAGATCAGAGTATGGCAGCAAGAATTCTCTAACATGGGATGTAGATATTCATGAAGGGGAGCAGCTAAAGAAGAGACAAAAATACAATGAGCAAGTAAGTGAATTACAACGATCCACTTTCAACGACTGCATTAAAAGTTTCTTTGAAGCTAATTGTCCGCAGATAAATAAACCTTCAGAGACATTGCATAGAACAACAATAGTCGAAGTTTTAAGATATATGATTGGTTATGATGAGAGAACAAAAGCATTAAAAGTTATTACAAACAAACACAATCAAGGTGAGATAGAGTTTGCAGATAATCCAGGTATCAAAACGTGGAGTGAGTTTTGGAATAAATTTCCACCAAAAGATTATGCAGAGATTGGGCCAGGAAAATCTATATTTGATACTCCATTCGGTCAAAAAGTATTAGCAGATATAACAGAGCATGACGTTAGATATTATCTAAATACAATGACTGCATCACCTGGAACTAAAAAACAAATAAAAGAAAGTTTCAGTTATGTGTGGAACCATGCAAAAGAGAAATCAATGTTAGGTGCTAATTCACCACAAAACCCAGTACAGAATATTAAGATCGAGAAGCCAACAAATAGTGCTGCATCTAAATTTAATAAGTTAGAATTTACAGATGAGCAGTTGGCCTTGATACTTGATAAATGTGAAGAGAAAAAACAAAAATATCCATTCCAACAATTCGTAGTTAAAATGCAGATGTACACTGGAAGAAGAAAAGAAACTATATTGCTGATGAAGTGGAGCATGATCAAATGGTACACAAAAGAGTTTAATCATGATGGCAGAGTATCTAAAGTTTATGGTCATATAGAAATACCAGCTGAAATTACAAAAACCAAAACAGAGGACAAAATATGGATAACTCCAATATTACGTGATGTTATCAATGAGCAGCACTTGATGAGAGAGCAGCAGCATTGGGCAATGTTTATCGATTGGATGTGTCCATCTATCAGAGTTAAGGATAAGAACTTTTTAAGAAAAGGTAATGAGAACAATTCAGATGCAGCTCGTATGAAAGATATTAGAGGTTTCTGGGATGAGATATCTTCAGAGCTTGGTTTAAAAGGTGAAGTTGCTCAAAGGATGTTTAGAAATACTCATGAGAATAAAGTTAATGCTAACAGAAAAGCTAGAAGTACATGGGATGTTATTTCAGTGACTGGAAGAGCAGATACTCGATCCGCAGAGAGTTTTTATTTAAACAAAAAATTAACACCACAAACTGCTGAACTTATGGATGATATGAATGATCAGTGGGCCAAAGTTAATAAATTAAGGTTAGTAAAAAAGTAAAATTCTGATATAAACTTTACACCTGGTAGCGACAGGATTTCCTTACACTACTAGAAAATAAAATGGACGTGGAAGCGTGGGTGAGCTGGTTTAAACCAACGGTTTGCTAAATCGTCGTGCGTCGTAAGATGTACCAAGAGTTCGAATCTCTTCGCTTCCGCCATTTTATAGGATGAAGTTTTATGTCTAAAAGAAAAGCTACTTTAGAAAACATTTACGAAATAAGTTATTTATCAAAAGGTTGGCCTGGTGTTATTAAACTTGCTGAAGCAATGGGTAAGTCGAGTACAGATGTTGGTGATCTTATGGAAAGAACCTGGGGCGATAACACAAACATCAATCAAATAAATTTATGTGCAGCGATCCATTATTTTAGCTCAAAGGAAATGTTAAAAACTTACAAGAAACCTAGATTAAAAATGGCTCCAAAAGGTACAGAAACAGATATCCATTATGCAATAAGAATGAATTACAAAAAGATAAAAGATATTTACAAACACGTTGGCAAAGCAGATGATATTTACAAAGCAGTCACGCAGCTCTACAAAAGAATAATGAAATCACCTAGACGTAAGTGGGTTTTGTCCATGATCCCTAAATAGTATTTCCATGACCGCGTATGGAAAATGTTAATCTAAATTAATTTATCATAAAACTCGGATATGAATTTCGAGTTTGAAAATAGATGGTACTCAAAGCATGAGATATTAAAGAAATTTAATATTGCAGAGAAAACATGGAAGAACTGGCTATACGATAGCAAGACAGGGAAAAAGAAAAATCTAAAATCAATGGGAATTTATAAAATACCTGGAACTAAATACTGGGTGATTAATCCATATGAATTTCAGGATTGGTTCAACAACTACATAGGAGCAGCATGTTAATAGAAAAAGCAATGAAAGGTCGAGGGGATAATGCAGCAACTGATAAGATCAAACAATTAGCTGATCTTGAAAAGATTGAATTTGATGTGCAGCAAGACTTGTTAGACACACTGCAAGACATGTACAGGAATGAGAGAAGAGAAGGCCAAACATTTTCTGATTGGTTAAAATCTGTTCCTGTTTCAAGGTTAAGAGCTATCAAATTAAAAAATGGTGGTTCAGTTAATGAGAAGTACGAAGATTTATTAGATGCTTATGAGAAGGGCATAGATGTAATGCCTGGAGAGGATTTAACTAAATACATTGAACGTATTAGAAGAGCTGAATTACTTGCGAAGATGAAGGACAACTAATGCCAAGTACAAAAACATTAACGAGAGATGAAATGATACAAAACCAAGCACTAGATGAGGAAGTTTATAAAGCAGAAGCAATGTTAAAAGCTGCTAGAGAGTTTAGACAAAAGCATAAGGTCAAAGGGCGAAAACCAGTTATGTCAGCATATGAAAAAAGAGAATTTCAATGCTTAATGAAAGTTAAAGAGTATGAGATGAAAAAGAGAAGGGAGTTTAAACTACTACCATTTTAATCATGACACCTAAAGAACATAAACAAATGATGGAATACTTATTAAGAGACAATAGAAAAAAGAAACCAGAGACAATTAGAACACCTTATGAAGTACCACAAACACAATTAAAACCATTAATTGATTTGGAAAAAGAATTAGCAAAGTATGATGATAACTTTGTAGAGAGCAGAGGAAAACAAACTGAAGCTCTAATCAACACAACAAACAAACACATAAATAATCAGATAAAAAAAGGAAATATCAAAAAAGAAGATATGCTTTTAAAAGAAGATGACAATGGATTGATGGTTAATAAAAACAGAACTATTGCTATTAGAGATAGTTTTGTTGCAAAGCAATTCAATAAAGCACTAGGTGTTAATAATGAACCTGGAGCAACACCTGAACAATTCGGAAAGTTAGCAGAGAGACTTGAACGAAATAGACAGATGCAAGGTAAAGCAACAAATGTAAAAAAATTTAAAACACAATTCCAAAAGAAGAAAGCAGCAGTTATACCTTCAACACCAATTAAATTAGATACAACACTACCACCATCTTTTTTTAGATCACCACCCACAGATCCACGAACAGAAGCACTTGGTAGAAAAGTTATGGAAGATGCAAGACGTGATAGGGAAGAGAAAGAGAGAATGGCAAACTCTGGTCTCGCAGCAATAATCGGTGGAGCTTTAAAAAATGAATAAGTATGAATTGAAATATATGTTGGAGCAGATGAGTAGCTCGGTTGATCGACTTACAGATGTTGCTGGAAAACAAACAATACACATACAAGAGTTATGGGAAGAGATTGGTCAAAAGAACACCAGGATCAATGCACTAACAAATAAAATTTATGAATTACAAAAAAAGATTAATGCACAAAGTGAGAAGAACTGGGCAGAGCATATTTTCCCAGAGAGAGTGGATAACTAATGAAGAACTTTAAATCAATAACCATTCCTGAAAGTACGTTCAAAATTTTGGATAAGCTGAAGTACACAATTACTAAAGTCCCATTATCAAAATCAAAAGTTGTGAGCATACTTGCGAAGGAGTACGTAAAAAACTATGAAAAAGACAAGTCTAATGATCACAATACATCCATCCAAAACACTAATATTCGTTAATTCTGGGGGCTTATATGCCCACTAATGATCGAGAATATATGCGTGAATACATGAGACGCAAAAGAGCTGAAGGTAAAATCAAACACTGGCGGCAGTACAAATTAGAAAAAGAAGCTAGAGAAATTAAAAAAAGCAAACAGGGTAAGCCCAAGAAATTAAAATTATCTTCCTACAAACAACATTTGAGGAAGCCATGAGTATAGATTATCAAAACTTCAAGAAGGATAAAAAACCAAAAAAAGAATATGGTTATGCAGCACGTGGTGATGTACCCAATGAAGTCAAAAATCTTATGCAGTACACAGATACTGCTGATAGTAAATACTTTGTATATCGAACATATGATGGAGCTATTCAAGGTTATGTAGTTAGGAAAGAAGCTCATGAGACAAGAGATGGTAAGAAACAATTTACTCCATACTCATATGATCCTAAAAAGGAAAAATGGGTTGCACATCCTTGGTCAGATAACAGATGTTTATACAATGAAGATAAACTCAAAGATAATATCAAACCAGTATTAGTCAGCGAAGGTGAAAAAGCAGCAGCATATGGAAACAAACATTATAAAGATTATTTGCATGTTTCATGGTCAGGTGGCAGTAAAGCAGTACACAAAACTAACTATCAACATTTAAAAGATAAAGAAGTAATACTTTTTCCTGATAATGATGATGATGGAATTAGAGCAATGACACATGTTGCTAAAATCCTGATTGATGGTGAGATAACAAATAATATTAAGATAGTTGATGTAAAAGATTTACCTGACAAATTTGATATTGCAGATGAACCAAACCATCCACAAATATCTGTACAAGGTATAATAAGCACTGCCAAAGAATTTGATCCTGATGTTTATGAAGATCACTGGAAAAAGATTGCAGCTGCTGAAGAGAAGAGGGACATAGAGAGCAAAGTAGAAAGATTTCTAAAGGTTTATATCTATGTAAGATCAGTCATGTCATTCTATGAGTTATGGCCACGTAAAGAGCTGCTAAACAAAACACAGATTGACGATTGGAATTATGCAGCAATGAAAGGTCATTCATTAAATCGAGCATTATTAAAACATAAAGATTTAATCAAGGTTCATAGTGTATTCACACATGCTGGAATGGAGCCAGGTGTAGTTGAAGTTAAGCATGGACAACA